CGGCCAATTCGGCGTCACGCCGCAAAGCGACGTCATGCCAGTCGCGGCCTCAGCGGGCTTGGCAGCGGGCACCATTGTCTGCCTCGAAGCGCGCAGTTTCGTTTGTACGATCGGTCAGCCGGAATTCACGGCTGGCCCGCACGCTACGATTCACATGGAAGATACGACTCCGGCCGATATTGTTTCCGGCACGCCAGCAACGCCGGTCAAGTCTATGTGGCAAACGGATTCGATCGCATTGAAGATGACCTTGTGGGCGGATTGGGGCATGCGCGCGCCGCATACCAGCTTTATGACGGCGGTCAATTGGTAGGCGGGCGATGGCTGATCGCATCATCGAGATACTGACACCGGCGACGAGCTACGATCTGCTGACGCTCGGCGAACTGAAGACATCGTTCGGCGTGGCGACGGCCGATACCAGCAAGGACGCGCAATTCTCGATGTGGATCACGCGCTTCAGTGATGTCATCTCGACGTACTGCAATCGCATCTTTGCCTATGAGGAAGTCAAAGAGACGTGGCGCGAGTTCACCGACAATCGTGTCTTTCTCAGTCATTGGCCGATCACCTTGGCCGATATCCAGATGATCGAATGCCCTTCTGGCACAACGATCGATCCGAGCACGTATGACATCGAGGAAGGCAGCGGCAAGATCGAGTTTTGGGACAGCACGTTCGGCCAATCCGATGACATGCCGATCATCGTCACATACAGCGGCGGCTTCAATTTGCCCGACGAGGCGCCGCCAGCGCTCAAGCAAGCTACCGAGCTGCTGATCCGCATCGAATGGCTGCTGACGCAAAGTCTGCTGCGCGGCGGCGTACGCTCGCTGTCGCACAAGGAGAAGCGGGTGATGTACTACGATCCCTTAGCGACGCTGCTGGCGCGGACTGGCGCTGCAAAGGGAATTCCAAGTGCGGTCGATTCACTGCTCAAGCATTACATGCGGTTCGAGGTCTGATGGCCGAGCTGAAATTCGAATGCGATCCGTCGCTACTGATAAGATCGCTTGATGATCTGGAAGGACGCCTCGCCGAACTGACCGAGCAGATGCCTGAAGAGTTGACGCAGTGGCAGCTCCAAGACCTGCAGCGGAAAATTCCAGATACCGAAGTGCCGGAAGATAATACGGCCTTCACAATGATCTATCCGCGGTCGCGCTTCAGCGAGCCGCACAAGCCGCTGGCGGTGCATCGGCCGTTCTATCTGCGCCGCGGGCGCGCACCGAAATTGCGGCGGCCGATCAGCTCAGCGCCACGGCAAACGCGCAGGCCGTCGACGCGACCGATCCTGCGGCCAGAACTGTACGTCAAGCTCTGCGAGCGGATGATGGCGATGCTCAAAAAAGCGGTGAGCTGATGGGCGTTGATTTATCGGGCAACCTGCTAGAGCCGGTGTACGGCGAGTGGGCGCGGCCGATCACGGTGACGCCGCTGGCATCGCAGCCGGGCGCTCCGGCTTATCCCGGATACGGCGTCTATGACACCAACGGCTTAACTTACAACGCCGACATCGGCATGATTGTCGTCGATCAAAGAACCATCGTCGATATCATCGAGGCGGATTTCCCCGTGCTGCCTCGCCAAGGCGATCAAATCAACATCCCGGCCGACGTGTCGGGTCCCGCGCTCGGCGATTTCGAAATCACGGAAACCGCCAGCGACGGCGGCGGCGAAACTACGCTGACCTTGCGCAAGCTTGAAACGGCACTGCCATGAACGAGCACGTTCGCATCACGCCCGGGCCGCGCTACACGCCGCGGCAACTGCCGGACGGCATTACCAACACGCAAAGCTACACCTGGGTCTTACGCGAAATCTTCGCCGATCTGGCGATGTCGCTGCCCTTTTTCCAGGGCTTTAATCTGCGCAAGAACAAGCGCAGGCCGATCGTCGTCGCGGATCTGCCGATACTCGGTTTTTATCTGATCGACGAGACCATGACCGGCGACGGCGAGCCCAACGAGGGCGAAATCCGTTTCTTGCATACCTTCCGGCTGGCGTTGTCGGTGCTGATCAGAAACAACGACGAGGACGATTCCGAGCAGAAGCTCGACGCCGCCTTTTGGGCGCTGATGAACGGCCTTTGGCGCAACGAGTACGTCATGAGCCGACTCGATACCGGCAACCCGCACATTGGCGGCGTCGGCAATCCGGATAACACGCGCTTCGAGGCGATCGTGCGCGGCACTCGCAAGCATGTGTTCGGCGCCATCGGCTTGAATCAAGAGACCGCGACCGCCGAGCTGCAATACGACGTCAGCGTCACTTACCGCGCCGAGTTCGGAGCTATCGTGAATGACGATTGGAATACGCTCGACGTCAAAGCCTTCCCCGGCAATGACGTGACCGATCCGAACAGTGTGCCGCTGGTCGAATGGGCTTGGGATTTCACCACCGGGGGCCCGCCAGTCATCAAGCCGCTATCAGCAAAGGAGCAAACCGATGGAAGTCAAAATCACCCGTCACACAAGCTCGAAGGTAATCCGCAGGCCAATGCAACCCCACCGCAAGGCCAGCGCGGCCCGCCTGGACGCAATCAGAAAAGCTAGTGCGATGCCGCGCGTGCGCGTCGTCCCCACGACGGACGCGCTGCGTGCGGTGCTGAAGCACGCCAACGGCATGGGCTTCCGCTCAGCCGGTTCGGTCGAATGGCCATTGGATAAGTTCACCAAGCGTCGCCTAGCAGACGGCTCGGTGCGGCTCGAACAGAAGCCGAAGAACGAAGAGAAGCCCGAGCTGAAGAACGAAGAGAAGCCCGAGCAGAAGAGCGAAGACCGTCCGGCGCCGCCTCATCAGCGCAAGCGCGCCGAAGCATCCGCGTCCGAATAACTCAATCCACCTTCATCGCTGATCTGCGCTTGCGCCGTGCTTGAGCGGGCAAACGCGCGCGCTCGCCTCAAGCAGAAGGAGGGCATTCAATGCCTATCAGCTTCAGCAATATCCCCGCCAACCTAAAAGTACCTTTGTACTGGGTTGAGGTCGACCCTTCGATGGCCGGTCTGCCGGTGATCGATCAGCCGTCATTGCTGGTCGGCACGATGAACATCTATGGGACGGCAGACCCTAACACCGCGTACGCGATCGGTACGCAATCCGAAGTCGATATTATGTTTGGTCTGGGCTCGGAATTGAGCCGGATGGCGATCAGTTTTTTCGCCAATAATTTCGCCAACGAGGTGTGGGCCATCGGCTTGCCCGAGCCGACTGGCGGCACCGAAGCCACCGGCGCCATCACCATCACGCAGCCGCCAACCGACGCCGGATCGATCGCTCTCTATATCGGCGGTGAGCGCGTCGAGGACATCAACATCACGACCACGGACACGATTGGCGATATCTCGCTCGCCATCGCGGATGCGATCAACGTGCAAACCGATCTGCCTGTCGTTGCCGATGGCGCGACGGTGCCGGGCACAGTGACGTTGACGGCACGCTGGAAGGGTGTCGGCGGCAACGACATCAGCATGATGCTGAATTATTACGGCTCGATCGGCGGCGAAGTCACTCCGCCCGGTTTGGGCATCACGCTATCGACCGGCACGGCGCAGACCGCGACCGGCACCGGTAGCGGCGTCGGCAATAGCCTGACAGTGTCGGCGCTCACCGGCACGATCGGCACCGGCTACCTCGTATCCGGAACCGGCGTTCCCCCGGGCACGACGATTCTTGATCAGCAATCCGGACCGCCCGGGGGCGATGGTGTTTACACGACGAGCGTCCCGACGACGGCGACGACGGCGGCCTTGACTTTCACCGCGCCGGTCGCGCCGATCTCGTTCATGTCTGGTGGCGTCGGCACGCCCGATACTGCGGCAGCAATCGCCGCGCTCGGCGAGAAGAATTACGAATACGTCGCGTTGCCCTACACCGATTCAAACACTTTGTTTGAATGGGAAGACGATTACGGCTTCGGTGACAATGGACGGTGGGGTTGGAAGCGCCAACTCTACGGGCATCTCTTCTCGGCCAAGCGTGACACCTATCCGAACCTGATTACGTGGGGCAACACGCGCAATTCCGGCGTCACTTCCGTCATGGGCGTCGAGCCCGGTAGCCCCTCGCCGGTCTATGAATGGGTCGCGGCCTATACCGCGAAGGCGCAACGCGCGCTGATCAACGACCCGGCGCGACCGCTGCAGACTTTGAGCTTGAATCAAATCAAGCTCGCCCCGCTGAAGTTCCGCTTCAACATCGACGAACTGAACTCGCTGGCCTTGAACGGCATCGCTACGCAGAAGGCAGGCAGTGACAATCAGCCGATGATTTCGCGGGAAACGACGACCTATCAGCTCAATCTGTACGGCTTCTCTGACACGGCCTATGAGCTGGTCACCACGCTGGCAACGCTGGCGCGGCTGATCAGAAATCAGCGGCAGGAAATCACGTCGAAATTCCCGCGTTGCAAGCTCGCCGACGACGGCACGCGGTTCGGACCCGGGCAGGCGATCGTCACGCCCGGCATCATCAAGGCCGAGCTGATTTCGCAATACAGCATCGATATGTTCAACGGTCTGGTCGAAAACTTGGAGGCGTTCAAATCCAACCTTTTAGTCGAGCGTGACCCCAACGATCCCAATCGGGTCAATGTCCTGTATCCGCCCGACCTGATCAATCAGCTCCGCATCTTCGCTGTTCTCGCGCAATTCCGCCTGCAATACGACCTCGGACTCGACACTGCGATCATCGGCCCGAGTGTCGGCTTCACCGGCGTGCTGCCCGGCTCGCCGGTCGGCTAAGCCTGTACCGCCCGCTGTCCCACCCGCGTCATTGGGTGGGACATCTCAAATCTCAGCTCAATAGGAGAACGTCATGGCACAGCGCTTCGCTGGCACCGCGTACCTTTACGTCGCGGGCAATCAATATGCTCTGCGCGGCAATCTCACAGTCTCGCCGAGCGTCGTCGAGAGGACTATGCTCGCCGGTCAGGATGGCATTCACGGCTATCAGGAATTGCCGCGGGTGCCCTTCATCGAGGGCGATCTGTCGGCCGTCCCGCAGCTCAGCGTCGACGATCTGGAATCGCAAGTCGACGTCAACGTCATCGTGCAGCTCGCCAACGGCAAGCAATACTCGCTGGTTCGTGCGACCTGCAAAGCCAACCTCGAAGAGAACACTCGCGACGGCCAAATTCGGGTTCGTTGGGAGGGTCTCGATTGCATTGAGAGCACATGGCAATGAATCAACCCGCACGCGAAGGCTTTATCGATCCGCAAGGCCAGCAGCCCGGCGACACCGCCGAAGCGCCTCCGATGCGTATCGTACAACCGAACTATTATGCGGACCCGCGGCAAAAGGCGACGGCCGAGCCGCCGCCGCAGCCACAGTCGCGGCCAATGCCGTCGCCGGTAATGGAAGAGCCGCCGCCGCAGCTCGAAGAAACGATTCCGGAAATCGTCTGGCCGCTGGAATGCAGGCTCGTGCACTCCAAGCCGGTGCGCAATTTTCGCAACGAAATCCTCGACACGCTGTCGCTGCGCCAGCCGACCGGCGCCGACATCAACCGCTATGGCAATCCGGTGCGCATCAATCAGGACGGTGACGTCATTATCGATGAACGCAAGATGGCGGGGATGATTGCCGCCTTGTCCGGCGTGCTGCTGCCGAATATCGAGACGCTCGATACGCGCGACTGGAATTCGATCGCCTATCGGCTGCGGCCATTTTTTTTGCCGGAACCGGCACTCAGTTGGAAGTAGGCGACGAAGAGCGGGCAATCCTCGACTGCTATTGGCTGGCGGAAATCTACCATCAAAATCCGGAAGTGTTCTTGAACATGCCGATGTCCGACGTGCGCTTGCATATTGCCCGCACCGTGCAGCTCAAGCAGCAACAGCAACAAGCCGATGGCAACTGAGCTTGAAGAACTAAAACTGTCGGTCTCCGTTACCGGGCTCGATCAAGCAACGCAGCAGCTTGAACGATTCAAGTCGTCGCTGCGCGGCGTTGCTGATGCCAGCAAGCAGATTGAATCGGCTAATAAAAGCTTCGGCGGCTTCACCAAGGCGATCGAAGGGGGCTCGCGCGATTTAGAAAACGCGAACAAGCGCATTGCGGCGATCGCCAAGCAAACCCAAGAGTTCGTCTCCGCGCTGCGCGGCGGGCCGGAAGGCGTCCTCGGCTTTGTGCAGGGCTTCGGCGCTCTCGGCGTCGCGGTCGGCGGCTTTGGCTTGGCGCTCTATGGCGCGGTGAAAATCCTGGGCGACTTCGTCGAGAAGCAAAACAAGCTCGCACAGGCGCAGCGCGCCACCGGCATGGATGCGGCGTCGCTCAAAGTCACCACCGAAGCGGTCAAGCAATACGGATTGACGATGGAGGACGTCACCGAAGCCGCCAATGGCGCGGGCACGGCGATGCTCGATATCAGCCGCAATCACGAGCAGATGATCAACCGGCTCCGGTCGACATCGCGCAATGATCCGATTTGGGAGCAAATGTTCTCCAAGCAGCGTTTCGATACAGCGAGAAAAGATACGACCCAATTCTTGCAAGACACGCTCGACGCCATCAACGAATACCGCAGACGAGAAATCGAACGACAGGGCCCGGTCGCAGGCGCGAAGGCCGCTCAAGAGGTCGCCAAGCTTTATGGGTTGGAGAAATTCGTCGGCATCGAGGGCTTCAAGTTTCCGCGGCCGAGCGCTGAGGACCTTGAAAAGACCAGACAGCTCCAAATTGAAGCGGCCAAGCTGGCGCCGATTCTCACCCAAATCGATCAAGCCGGGACCAAGCTCCAAACCACATTCGTTCGGGCATTCGGCCCGGGCACGGCAAGGGCGATCGGCAACATTACTACCGCCGTCGAGGGCATCGGCACCGCGATCGACAGGGTCGACACCGCTATCGACGCCATGGCGGCCAAGGCGAAGGCAGTCGGCGAATCGAAAGTCTGGAATTGGTTGAGCATCCCCGGCCTTAATCTTGGGCTCGGAGCACTGCCGGGTGCGTTGAAGCCCGCACCGCAAGGCCGCCAGCACGGCGGTCCAGTCGGTGCTGGCCATCCGTACATGGTCGGCGAAGCGGGCCCCGAACTGTTCATCCCGCATACGTCCGGCATGGTGGCGCCGGGCAGCAAGCTCGAACAGCAAGCTGCGCTTGAGCAGGGCAAGCACACCAACGACGAGCTGCAGACCCTCAACGATCAACTGCGCGAGCTGAACAAGAACCTCACAGGCGTCATCAGGCCGGGCGGCGGCGCTGCTGGCGGGGGTGGCGGCGGTCGCGGGCTCGGCAGCGGCGGCGGAGCTGGCCTTGGTGGCGGCGGAACTGGCCAAGGCGGAGGCGGCGGAGGCGGAGGCGGAGGCGGAGGCGGAGGCAGCAAGACCGGAGGCACGACAGGCGACGGTACGACCGGAACTGACGGCACGACGACGGCTCCGCTGAAAATTCCAAAGTCGCCGCAAGAAGCTCCCGAGAGCATCGAGGCCGCCACAAAGGGCGGCTATTTGGGCACCACTGGCGGCGGCGCCACCGGCGCGACCTACGGGCCGCAAGACCGCAATGCCAAGGGTGTCCCGGCTTCGATTCGTTACAATAATCCGGGCGCACAATGGCCCGGCGCGGCAAGTAAGAAATTCGGCATGACTGACGTCGGCGTGATCGGTGGCAACAACAAGATTGCCGGATTCCCGTCGCCGGTTCATGGCCTCGCTTCAAACATCGATTTGCTGCAAACGAAATATGTCGGCATGACGGTCGGCGGCGCGATTCAGAAATGGTCCGGCGGAGGCCGCGGCAATGTTCCCGGCTTTGATAGCAATCAAAAGATTACGCCGGAAATGGCGAACGATCCGAAATTTCTCATTCCGTTTTTTCATCGCATGTCGGAAGCGGAGAGCGGCAGAAAGGGCACGCTCACCGACGAACAAATCAACCAAGGTCTCGAAATGCACAGGGCGGGAAGCGCTGCCGCATACGAAGCGCAGCATCCCGATTTTGTAAAACAATATAAAGGCACTGGCGGCACCGGCGGCGGCAAACCCGGAGGACTTCAGCATCTATCGGCGGGAGATGTTGGCGCGGCATTGGGCGGAAATACTGGCGGCGTTCCCGGTGCTGATCCCAACGCCACGGCCCCAACGTTGCCCGGCATCGGTAAGAGCCAAGGCTCTTATCACGCCGGTCTCGTCACGCTCGGCGGTCAATCATTTCATTTCGGCACCGGCGGCGCGGGTGCGCCGGTCGGCGTCGGTGCGCACAACATCAATATCGCTTCGCCCTATGGTGGCCCGGGGCAGCTCGGCCCGATTGGTCAGCGCATCGGTTCGGTCGCGACGCTCGGTGGCTTGGGCGGACAAGACGAGGGCCGCGTCGGCATCCAAATTCATCGCGCCTTTTCTGACAATCTCGATCATCTCTATACGCAAGGTTGTTTCTCGATCGCCGCATCCGAGTGGCCAGCCTTCAAGGCAAAACTGCTTGCTGAAGGACGCGCGCATCCCGAAGGGCTGCAGCTCAACATCGGCCGCGACGGCATGGCCAGCATCACGGCGAAAGGATCAGGCCGCGAGCTGGTCCCAGCGCATGCGCGGGATGCTAAACAGCGCGACAAGGTCACTGGCTTAGACAGGGTTCGGCAGCAGCATCGATTTGCTGGCGGCGCCGCGGGTGGCAGTCAACATCAGCAATCCGCTGTCGCTCAGCATTACGATTCCGATCAGGCGAAAGGCCATCGGCTGGCATCGAAACAGGCCGACCCCGATCAGGTCATGGGCCAAGCCAACATTCACGTCAAATTCGACAACGTTCCGGCTCACGTCAAAGTCGCCCAAAGCACGCACGGCTCGCTGTTCAAGAACACGACAGTGACCCGCTCGCCGCAATTGCAACCGGCACACCATGATCAGCCGAAGGCGCCCGATCCGAATCATACGAGCTTTGCATGAAGATTACCGATCCCGCATTGGCGCTGCCGTTTCGCCGCGACCTTGTGCCCGCTTCGTTCCGCGATGCGCAATTCCATATCGAGACCTCATCAAAGCAGGGCGGCCGCCGCATCGCGCTCCATGAATTTCCAAAGAAGGAGCTACCCTACGCTGAGGACATGGGCCGCCACGCCTTTCGTTTTGTTGTTCGCGCTTATTGCATCACCTATCCGTTCAATTTTTCGCAGCCGCTGTTGTGGCACGACTACCGCGTCGCGCGCGACCTGCTGCAGTCTCGGCTTGATGATGGCATTCCCGGTCAGCTCACCATACCGACATTGAAGCCGACAGGCGTCGGCTCGGCGACGCAGATGCCGATGCCGATCTACGCCACATGCGAACGCTACGGCATGACCGAAGAGGATCGCGCTGGCGGCTTTGTCGTCTTCGACATCGCCTTCGTTGAAATCGGCGTGCCGCCGAACCGGCCGGTGCCCAATAATCGCATCAACACAATCTCGCAGGCGACCGCAGTCGTCACGACGGTGATCAATCGCACCATCGCGCCCGGTCTTGTCATTCCACCGGGAGCGCTGTGATGCTGAAGGCCGATGCGCAGGAGGCTGTGCCGATCGTCACCGCGGTGCTCGACAACATCCTGACGGTATCCCCGACCCAAGGGCGCCGCGGCTCCGACCTGCGGACTGCGATCGGCGATTTCAAAGCCAACGCCTTCGCGTTGGTGCAGACCGACGCTTATGCGCAGCCGCTTGCCAATATCTACAATCTGGCGCGCCTCACCGGCATCAATTTTGCGCAGCTCGACGGCACTCGCGCCATCGCCGATGCGACCACGCCACAGACTGTCGGCGCCATTCTGGTACGAGATTCGCTGATCATGCTGTCACTGGCGACCGAAGCGCGCATCATCGTCGACACGACTTTCGCGAGCCGCAATCAGGTGATGCAGACGCAGCAGGTCATCAATGCGGCCTTCGAGCCGATCGAAGAAGACCTCGCCGACGAGATGGACGCGACCGCGTTCATGGCGATGACCGGATTGCACGCGAATCTGACGGCGTTTCTAACAGATACGGCGCGGCCGTTACCGCGGATGCTGAACTTTCAATTCAATGCCGTCTATTCGACGCTTGTGCAAGCATACCGGCTTTACGCCGATGCCAGCCGCGCCGACCAACTGCTCGCTGAAAACGGAATCGTCCATCCAGCCTTTGCGCCGCGCATCGGCAAGGGACTGTCTTCATGAGCGACAGTTTTTATCCGGGCCCGTCGCAATCGCAATTCCAGATTCCGAACCCGGCTGAGAAGGCGACGCTGCTGACGAGATTCGGCGAAAGCTTCACCGAGTCGACCTTCGCCAGCAGCAGGCCATCCGGGCAAGGCCAAACGTCTGGCTCTTTTGATGATTGGGAACAGATTTATATCAAGCTCACGTTATTCGACAATCATGGCGTATTCCGCTTTCTCGCCGTCGAACGCGATCCGATCCCGACGTTATGGCAGCGCTTGCAATTCCAGCCCGGCGACGAAGTCGCGATCTATCTCGGCGGCGAGCTGGCAATCGTCGGCCCGATTCTGATCCGGCAAACGGCTTACGATGCGGTGACGCATGGCGTCATGCTTCAGGGTTCGACCTATTCGATTTATACGTCGAA